TTCTTCTGGCTAAAATTTCATTAATAAATGAATACTTATCATCTTTTTTAATTGAAGTTACTATTCCATTAGTAACTCTAAACAATTCTATAAAATTATCATCATTAAAATTATCTATTGGTTTTTTGGATAAGTTTAAAGTAATTTTTAATCTGTCTGCTCCAGGAGCAGCATAATTGGAAAAACCTTGTGAATTATCATTTAAAGATGGATCTTCATCAGAGTCTATAATATCTTCTACTATTTCTAATCCAACTCTATATGAGGGAGTGTTAGTGTATTGATCTAAAATAATTGTACTTGTTTCAACTCCAATGAAATATCCCCTAACAAAATAAACACCTTCTGTTAAATTCGCAGCAGATCCTACAGACGTTGCTTTTCTATTGGTTAAAGAAATTACTCTTGCAAATTCTGAATTGGTAAAGATATAAGAATCTCCAACAGGAATATCTGATAAGGTTATTAATTCTTCTCCATCATCAAATACTTCTTTAGTAAAGGATTGATCATCAGAACTATCAGAGGATGAAATATACTTTACATATAATGTTGTATTTGTTCTTTCAGAATCTTCTTTAGATAAAACTTTTAATACTTTTGCTGAAATTCCAGTCAGTTTTCCTTTTATAGTTTTCCCAACCAAATTTTCATAATATTCTTCTACGTTAATGCCCTTGTAAGTACTTTCAATTTCTACGCAAGTAAAATTTCCATCATAATTTGATGCCCCAGGAATTACTACACCACCATTTGTATAGAAAGCAGTTCCAAATTTTTCAATTTGATTTTGTAAAATTGATTGTAAAGTAGTTAATTCTCTTGATTGTACAGTAGTTCCTGGTTTAAATAAAACCTTATAGTAATTTTTGTCCTCACTAAAATCATCAAAATAAGGACTTTTATTTAAATTTGTGCTTTGGGGCATTTTAGAACTCTATAATAATTTTGATATCTTCTCTTTGTTGAGATTGTCTTGATACAGAAACTCTGTTATCAACATATACAATCTCACCACTCTTTGTATTTATATCTGGATTTGCAAGTCCTCCAGAAAAAGTTTGACCCAAAAAGGTTTCTCCTATTTGAGATCCTGAAAAACTCAATATGTTATAGTTGTTGCCATTTATTGCAATAGAACTTGCATCAAAATTAGAATATGAATATGTTGATGTTGTAGATAATCCAGATCCTCCAGTCAAATATCTATCAGATGTTTTTGTAATATTTCCTGAAGAATATGTATCTGTATAAAATTCTCTGGGTTTTGTGTATTTAATTACAGTAGAAGATCCAATAGAAACTGCACTTACTAAACTTCCAATAGAATTAGTCTGAGATTGTGTTATCAAAGAATCTTCAGGCTCTGAAGATGCAGAAGTTCCATCAACTAGAATTCCATAAACTCCTGATCCTGTTGTGTCTGTAAAAGTAGTTGTACTTCCAAATTGAGTTATATCTTTAATTATTCCAACTCTTGCAAATTGATTTCCTTCAATGAAATCAGGATTTGTTATAGTATTTTCTATTCTGGAATAAACTAAAACTCTATTTGTTCCAAGTTCTGAGTAAACATTTTTGCCATGACCTCCTGGAGGTGGTATAATTACATTAAATACTGATTTATTCAATTGTGGTTCTACAATAGAATCTAAATCTAAAGTTGCAAAAGTGTACCCAGATCCTCCATTAGTCACAATAACTTCTATAGGTCTTCCCTGTTCATCAAAAGTTACTGATGCTAATCCACCAGAACCATCTCCAACAATTGGAACATCATTAATTATATTTGTTGTTGATGGTATTAAGTAAGGTTGTGAATCTTCAACTAAAATGGTTTCAATCTTCCCATCAACTGCAGCATCTCTGATTCTTGATATTTCAGAGTCTGTTGAATTTTCCCAACTACTTGGTACAGATATGTAATTAGTAGAATCAATTTTTAAAGCATCTGAAGCAGAAATAGTATAAAGATATTTCCAAACATATCCATCATTTTCTATTTCTGGAGATTCTGAAGTGTGAATAGGTTCATTTATAGAAATTACTCCCAGATTTTGATTTGAGGGAGCAGCACCATTATTAATACAAACATAAACTCTATAATCTCTATTTACAACATAATATCTACTATCGTATAATCTTGTAGATCTTGTAATAGGAGTTAAATTATATCTACTATAATCATGCCTATACATATCATACTTTAATCCAGAAGTCCATTGAATTTTTGGAATAACTCTGATAGTATTTGATGATGTTATTTTTTTAACTCCCAATATTGTATTTTTATACTCATTCAAATAATTTAAATTATCTACAGGATCTGGGGTGTTGCTGTTCCAATCTGAAAAATAGTCACTATAATTTGACAACCCTATGAAGCAATAATAATTTCCGTTATCAACATCATTAATAAAATTAGTACAGGTTCTAATTTTTAAATTATCAGTTATTATAGCTGGCATTTTTTGGGGACACTTTTATCTTATTTATTAAGATTTTCTCCAGATGGAAATTGTAGTTGTATTAATTCCTGAGGGGGAATTTGAAATATAGTAAGTTTTTCCAATTCCAATTGAACCTGATCCTATAGAAGTTACAGTAACTCCAACTCCAGTATAGTCAGACTCAACATAGTCTCCAATAACAATTAATGTCCCAATCCCTACTGTGGTACTAATTCCAATTGTATTTGTTCCAACTCCAACAAAAGTTCCACTTGTGGTCCCAATACCAACAAAAGAATAAAGTCTTGATCTTTGTGAAAATCTTGACTTGTTCACATATTCTCCAGATATAATTTTATCTTGTTTTTGTGGAGTCCAAGAAATAGATCTGATCTGAGAAGAACTTTCAGAAAGACCTAATTTATTGTACAATTCAGTTTGAACTGTATCAGATGTTAAAATTCTTTTTACTGTTCTTGTCTGCTGTTGCTGGGGAGATTTATTTAATAAATCTTTGCGTATTTGCAAAATGTCTCCAGGTTCTATAGGAGGATCTATATTAACAAATTCAGTGTCATTATAACTTCCCTTATAAAAATAAACCTTTACAGTGCTTCCTAATGCAGGAGCTTCTTTGAATAAAACTTGAGTTCCTGAAGTAAAAGTGTAAGATTCATTAGGAATTTGTAAAATGTCATTTATAAAAATTAATAAATTATAAGCTAAGTCTATTTGAGATCCATTTACTGTTTCTAAACTTATTGGTTGAGACTCTCCATCTACAGTTTCATATAAAGTAAATATTTTTCTTCTTCCATTTACATAACTTGTAAAATCATTTAACTTTTGCAATATTCCAACATTCCAAGCAGCAAATTTATCTTTTTCAACATCATTTATTGTTATTTGTAATAGAGTGCATCCTGGAGCAGTAACAACTCCCACTGGGGTCAAAACTTCTCCTACAGTGTATCCATATCCAGGATTGGTAAATTTAAAGTTTGTTACTGTACCAAATGAGTTGACTTCAAAAGAAACAGAAGCACCTACACCAGAAGTTGATCCAGTTACAGGAATATTTTCATATCCAAATGGAGGATCAATCACTACAGTTGGTGGAGTTCCTCCAGAGTAACTTCCAACTTCACTAAAAACTGTGCCAACAACATGTCCATTTTCAACTATTGCTGTTGCAGATCCTGTAGTTCTTATTCCAGAAGAAGTTTCAAAATGAATTTTATAAATTAAGTCAGATCTATAACCAGATCCAGACACACCTATGGCAATATTGTCTGGATTTATTTCTTGTTCTGGCAAAACACCTCCAATAAGAAGTTCTGCAGGGACCATAGGTTGATAGTTAGTTCCATAACTTAATCCATATCCAACTATTATTCCTCCTCTTGGCAATCCTCCAACATTTACGTCATAAGATTTTGTAGTTCCAAATCCAGAATCATATTCTCCCCTACTTCCTATAAATGCAATACTTGTAATTCCTGCTACAGAGTCTTCTTGGTATGTAAAAGCTTCTTCAGACTCTGGATATTGAAATATATTATTAATTAATACAATTCCATTATCTGATTTAATACCTACAGTATTAATTCCTGATGCTGTTAATGTGAAAGAAGAACTTATTCCATTAAATTGTTCAGAAACATCATCAAACACTGCATTTCCATAGTAATTTGATCTTAGAAAAGCTCTTCCATGAAATTTTGTTTCTTCATTTGGAATAATTTGAACAAGTTGTACATTTGATACTGGGTTGGCAAGATCAGTTGAATCAGTAAATTCTATTTTTTCATTATTAATTGCTTTTAAATAATTAGAAGCAAAACTGAAATTATTTTCTGAATTTTTAATTATGAAATAATTATTTCCTGAAGTTAATTCATTGGGTACTCTTGCTCCAAAAATTCTAACTTGAGATCCTGTTTGAAAATTATTGGTAAAATAATTAAAAGAATATGATGATATACCTGTATTAGAATAATTAAAATTTTCTGGTAAAAGTAATATAGAGTATGTTCTTCCTTCCAAAGGAGCACTTGTAAAATAGATTATATCTTTATCAATAGTATAATTTCCTTCCATTACATAGGCAACATTTTCTTGACTTATTTGAGTGTTATCAGTTCCCAAATAATTTAAATCTTCAAGTAATGTAATATCATATCCAGTCCCATATCCAACTGGAGTCGTTTTTAATTCATAATCTAAAGTTAAAATTCTAAAAAGTCCATTATTAATTTTCAATACAGAAGTTGGTTTTACATTTCTTAAAGATGAAACTCTAATTTTTGCAGAATTAAATGCAGTTTGTATGCCAACAGTGGACCCAATTGAAAGGGGTGACTGAATTACATTGTCTATTGAAATTAGACATTTTGAGTTTTGTTTTTCAACTTCAAGATAATGCTCAGTTCCTACTCCTACAGAAATTAAGTCTACATAAGAATTTGATAGTGCTAAAGAAGATGCAAGAGCAACTCTGATTGTGTCTTTATCAACTACTATTGGATATATTGTATCTGGAAGATAAGTAAATCCCAATCCAAATCCAGAAGAACTTATTCCTACAGAAGAACTTCCAACACCTAAAGTATAATTTAATGTTTCTCCTGTTTTGAAGTAATGGTCTTCAATCGTAATAGTATTATTATCTATATCCACTACATCACCATCACTACCATCAAATTGTTTATAGAATAATGGAGTTCCTTTATGTTTTATGGGAAAGGATGTTCTCCCAAAAATATTAGGAACATATAAAATGTCTATGTTTGCCATTTATGGTTGTGCTGTTAAAATATTTTTTTCAAAAAACTTGATAGAGTAATTAGCATTATCTGCAGGTATATAAGATAATATATAAGTATTTGTTCCTGAATCATAAGTTGTTTCAAAAGACAAATCATTGAGGTTTCCAATTACAGAATAGTTTATATTATTTAAATATGTATCTTGTTGATAGTGCACAGAATCTAATAGAACAAAACTTTTCTGTGTAGTTATTCCTATTGTTTTTGTTACTTCAATTCCAAATTTGGATGCAGCATAAGATGTTGGGACAACAGTAATAATTTCATCGTTTCCAGATGTATAACTTCCAGAAACTGCAGAACTATTTAATCTTGTTGGAGAATCGACAATTTCACTTGGAGAAATTAATGTGTTTGTCAAAAATGTTACATTAGTGTAAACAGTTACCCCAACTCCAGAAACTCCATCATAGGTGATTAATAAATCTCCTCCAGAAGTAGAAATCCCAATAGTTCCTAACCCAACTAATTCATTTTGAGCATAAGTATTGTATTGAGCAACACCAGAATCATATAAAAATGCCATTTCGTGAGAACTTTCAATATTATTTAAAGTTGAAGATATTCCTACAAATAGAGTTCCTGAAGATGATTCTGATAATGGTATTGAATAAATTGTCTTTTGAGTTGGCGAAACTTCAGAAGCATAATTAGATGTTATTAAAACATTTTTAACATATCCATAGGTTGTTGTAGTAATTCCAATAGTTGTATTAACGTTTTCTCTAACAGCTTTTATAGATAAAGAATTGAATACATTAATTGGAACATAATTAATTACTATTGTGTTATCATTTAAAAGATCAGCGGTGACCCTTCCAAAATCATTATTCTCAAAGTAAGAATATGATGTCAAATTAATATTTGACCCATTTCTAGCTACTAACAATTCAAAAAATTGTGGGAATAAAAATGGTCCTAAGAAAGAATCTGAGGATTCTACAAAAAACACATATTTTGAAACAATGCTTCCAGTAATTTCATCTATGGGAATTGTTACTACTGGAGGAACAGTTGTATTAAACAAGTTGGAAATATCATCTATAGAAAGAACTAAATTTTGATTGGAAAGTAAATAATCAGATAAAATTTTACTATTAAATTTTATAATGTCTGATGCATTGTAATTATAATCTTCAACATTTTCAAACACCAAATCAAAATCATTAATTGTAGACAAATCAGCATAAGAACTAATTGCAATATCAACTCTTGATGAATCATCTGCAGTAATAGAAGAAATTCCAGAAGGAGAGGATTCTACTATTAAATCACTAAACTTTTTATATCCTGCTACATGAGAAGTATCAGAAACCACTGAATCCCAATCACTTAAAGATTTTTTGCTCTTAAGTGAATAAGAGAATCTTTGATAATAATCATTATCTGGAAGTTTTTGTATAGTTGATGATAATTGTCCCTGTTGGGTTCTCCATCCTATAGATTTTGAAACACTTGAAGATGATTTTAGAATTAAATTATAATTTTCTATCTTATAAACTTTACCTTTAGACAAGCTTGATTTTCCAGTTAACACATCCTCAACTTGAATGCTATTTGGATTTTTAATTTTAATTAAACTTGTGATAGGGTCATTATTTTTATTTAAAATAATATTAGAATCTTCTATTTGTTCTCCACTGTAAAAAACATTTTCTACAAGATTTGCAGTTACTTTTGGCAAATTATTAGAATTTACAACATAAGCATTATTAGACAAAGTTCCCTCTACAGAAAATATTCCAGGATACTTGTCTAATTTATAAGTTATTTGAGATGCATTTTCAGACCCATAAGAAGTCTGGACACCAACAACTTTAAAGAAATCATAATCATAATCTGATGAATTATATCCTGCTCCAAGATTTTCTTCTATTCCTTCTATAAAAATTTCATCATCAATAGAAAATGGTAATGGATTGCTTGTAGTAAATCCTGATATTGGAGTTTCTAAAGTTAAAGTAATTAGATACTGATTTGAAGCAAATGAAGTGCTTATTCCAAGAATTTTCAGACCATTGTTATTTTCTATAAAGACAATCTTATCATCTGTAGAAAGAAGACCAGAACTTGAATTTACCAGTTCAACTTCATCTACTGATCCATTTTTAATTGTAACATTAGCAGCAAAGTCAGAAACCAAACTATTATTTTCAATGCTATACAAACTAATCTTAGGAGCGCTTAAATAACTTGATCCTCTTTCAACGATACTCAAAGAACCAACTTTGTAATTATTATAAACAAATGTTGAAGAGTATCCATTTGAAAATGGTTTTAAAGTTTTATCAAATGGGAGAATACATTCATCATTTACAGTAGAACTTTTTAAGATTTTACCTACACTATTGCTAATAGGAATTAGGTTTGCTCCAGTTCCACCTCCAGAAATTGAAGAAATTTTTGGAAGTTTTTGATATTCATTTCCTTTGGATAATAATTTTACTTTATTTACAGATCCAAGAATATTTGAAGAAGTTACATTGTAAGATAATGTAGAATTTGATGATGAATAACTTCTGTTTTCTGGATCTATAGGATAATTAATTTCAAAAGAAGTATCTGAATAAGTAGTGATCCCAGCAATAATATTATTATACAAACTTGGTTTAATATCAATAGTATTAAATTTAAATATAGATTCATCAGAAAATACTTTTTTAGATGATGATTCTATGTTATAAAAAAGAATTTTTGGTGTATATTTTGAGATTGATAATGTTAAAGATGTTGATGTTTTTTCAACTTCTATGCCATTTTGAACATTGCCCAAATATTCATTTGCAAAATTAGAGTCAGTATATAACTTAAATTGGGTTTGAGAGAGAGTGGGAGAAGATAAATCAAAAGTTACAGTTTCATTCTCATAAAACTTAATATTAGGATTATTTTGGGAATCAATTTTTAACTTTGCAGTTGAATTGTCATATGATACAATATATGTTGTGGCAATTCCAGAATTTACAGTTAAATAAACTTTATCCCCTACTGACAGTCCATGAGTTTGTGCTGTAGATACTATTGTTTTATTTGTGTTTATATCAGCAGTTACAGAAGATCTGTTGCTTGTTAATTTATGGAGATAATTATTTTCTGCTGAAGTATATAATAAAAGATTGTCAGTGCTGTTTGTTATTGAACTGGTTAAACCTATTATGTTATCATTAATTTTGATGACATACAAAGATGAAATCCCACTTAAATTTCCAAAACCAGAAACTATAATTGAATTTTCTCCAAACTCATAATTTACTTTTTCTCCTGTTTTGAATTTGTGATTTGGTAAAAAGATTCTTCCAGTAGGAATAAATTCAGTATTACTGACACCATATCCTAATGGCAATATTGATAATGTATTTCCAGCGCCAACAGCAGTTGAAATTCCTACAGAAACAGATTGTTCTGGATTAAAGTAATAAGTTTCATTTTTAGGTGGAAGATCTATAAGAGGATAACTAAAGTCAAATCTACTTTGCAACAGTGTGACAGATGTTCCTAAATTATGAGATGTTGCTCCAGTTTCTCTTAATACATTAATTAAATTATTAGATAAATCTAATCCAATTACTTTTAAAGTTTCTGAATCTATTTTTATGAGAGAATCTACTTCAAAATTTAAAATAGAATCTCTAACTTGAATTGATGTTACTATTCCAGTAGTAGTTTGATCAGATATCCCTTGAAGTAATTGAGTTTCTTTTAATGGAACATTTACTTGAACGAATCCTTCTAAATCTGAAAATGTAGAGGTAGATATTCCAGAAATTTTAATATAACTTTGATCTTTGATATTGTGTGTTGTGGTAGCAATACCAACAACTGACCCTCTTTCATAAATTAAAGTGACATTTGACAATGTTTCAGTTGAAGATTGAATACTATTAATACCTACTCCAGATAGTTCAGACACTTCTGCCAGAGCACCAAATCCACCAGTATTAGAATTATTAAAGGATATTTGATCTCCTATTGAATATTCAAATCCACCATTAACTACAAGAACATCATCTACTCTACCTCTTGAAGTATTTGTAACTAAAATTTCTCCATCTTTTGATTTTTCATTAAAGTTAAAATATTCATAGTAGTTTTGTTTATTTTCTACCCCATATGGAAGAGTATGTTTGGTTATGTTTAGAGTGTTAAAATTTAAATCTTGATTAATTTTCAAATCAAAATTATCTTGTTCTGGAATATATTTGTAGTAATTTCCTATAAGATATGGGAATATTGGATCTCTATTTTTTGAGATAGTACAAAAATAAGCATAAATTCCATTAGGAAAATCTGGAGTTACACAAAATCTTCCATTGTATTTGTCCAATGTGCCAAGACCTTCAACATATTCATAATCTTCCATTAATGATCCTTCAGGAAATATTGAAGAATCTGGTCTGTTAGTTGGCAAAATAGTTTTTATTCTATAACTACTTGTCATTCTTCTAAATCCACCAGTCCCATCAGGATTAGTATACCCATCTGGGCCATAAATTGGACAACCATCATAAGACCATCCTATTATTTGTGAGTGTGACGATGGGTTTTGAGTAGGATCTAATTCAGGGACATTAAATTGTGCCCATAAGTTTGGATTTAGATAAAACACATTAAATGTGTTGCCAAAATATGAATGTTTCTTTCCTAAAAGAATTCCTTCTGAAATATTTGTTGTCCCAAGTTTAGAGACTTCATTTAAAGACCAAGATTGTAAATTTGTAGAAACTTTTAAATTTTTTCCAAAAGGTTCTATTAATATATTTGTTGAATTATTATAACCAACTCCACCATTTACAACTGAAACTGAAGAGATTTCTCCATTTACTATTACAGGTTCAAGTTTTGCTCCATATCCAGACCCATCAACAATTAACTTAATAGAATTGTAATAATTGCTTCCAGAATTTTTAACTATTACTTTAATAATTTTTCCATTTACTACAACTGGTTCTAAATTTGCTCCAGATCCAACTAATTCTTTGATAGTAGGAGAATTTTTATAGTTAAGAATTGTTGGAGAACCATATCCATTTTGTCCAAAAAATCCAGTCTGCACCTCAGTAACTTTTCCTAAAACTACTGGTTTTATTGTTGCTTGAGATCCTATAACATTTCCTTGGTTATCTGTTGCTAAAGGTCCAGAAACATTTACTGCAATTGGTGAATATTCAAAGAAATAAATTGAAAATATATCAGACTGTCCAATATCTACATAAGTTGTTGAAGTTTTGCTTGACTTTAATTTAAATCTATCTTCATCTATTTTATGGATGTAATAGTTTGTTCCTGTACTAATTCCAGATAAAGATGTTCCAGCAAAAGAGTATCTCACTTCATCATTAGTTACAAAACCATGATTTTTTATGGTGATAACGTTATCATAATGATTAATATCATTAGGTCCTGCTAATACTTTTTTGTATTTAAATTCTGTATCTACATTAATTAAATTTACAGAGTCTACTATAAGTTTCTTTTGAGTCGATACAAATCTTTGAGTCCCTGTACCATATTCTCTAATTCTGATATAATTATTTGATATAGCATCATTTTTAGTATAAGCTAATCTAAATGAGGTTCCTGCTCCAACATTGATTACATAATAAACACTATCATTAATCAAATATTCACTTGCCAATGTTCCTATACCAATTGGAGATCCTCCTAATGTTTGATATACAACTTCTTCTCCAGTTATAAGATAGTGTTTAGATGGAAATATAAACTGGTCATTAATATCACTAACATATCCACCAGCTGATGATGCAGTAAATTCCAGTTCTTTTGCCTGAAGTTTCATTTTAACTTCAGTTTTAACAGAATCATTTCCTCCACCAGATATTGTCACTGTAGGAGATTTTGTATAATTAAATCCAGGATCAGTGACAATTAATTCAGTAATTTTTCCAGTTAATTGTGGTACTGTAGTTGTTTGAGTATCATTTCCACCATCAATTAAAAATCTTGGGGGGTTTGTAATATCATAATTTGTTCCAGAATTTAAAACATTGATGGATGATATTTGCCCATAGTAAATTTTATCATAAGATTTATAATTTTTAATTTCAATTCCATTAGCCAAAATTCCTGTTGGTCCTGGTAATGTCTCTACATCTGAAATTGAAACATTTGGAATTTTTGGAAACTTTTTAAATATTTTTGGAGAAGTAAATTCATTTCCATATAAACTATTATCAATTAAAGTAAATGATTGAATATATCCTTTAATAGAATTGTCTACTGGAGGATTGACCAATTCATAAAAACTAATAAAAGATGAGTTTGCAATATTTTCTGCAGAATATGCTAATTTAATACTATCGCCATCAATTTTCTTAACATAAAAAGATGTCCCAGTAGAGACACCAACTGGATTAGAGTAAGACCCAAAAATACTATAATTTGTAACTGTTACCAATTCCCCATCATAATAATTATGAGATCCCTCTAATGTTTCATAATCAGATTGATTTAAAGTAAAAGAAAATTGTCTTTTATATGGATTTATGTTATAATTAGGAAATCCATTAGAAGTTATATAATTGTAAGATTCATCAGTAAAAGAATTTTGAATATTTGCAGTGAATTTATTATTAATTTCAGGGTATGTTGTTGATTGTGATTTAAATAATTTTCTTTTTGCTGTTATTCTTGAACCGACATAAGAAGAAATTCCAGATACATTAATTGAATATTGTTTTGGTGTTGCATTACTTGTAGAAACAACTACTCCAGATTTAATTTTTTGATTAAAATTAGTTCTGTATAAATCTACTACATCACTATTTTTTAATTTGTGGTCATATAAGGTTTTTACTGCACCATTAGACAGACTAACTCCTTCTAAAGCATAATCTTGCAAAGAAGTTGTCAATATTCCAGAATATACAGTTAATGGTAAATTGTAAATTAATGATTTTGTGAAGGCATTATCATCAAGGTTTCCTAAATTATCTACTTTAATCCCATCACCTTTAATTGCATATGAAACAGTAGAAGATTCTATCCCAGAAAGAGAACCAACAATTCTCAATTTAACTTGAGTGTTTGAGTTTTCTTCATATCCATAAACAAAGTTATCTCCATACAACTCTGTTTTTGAAAGTATGTTTTGAGAAATGCCAGAGCAGTTTAAAAATTGGTTTGATGTTTTGTCAGTATAAGTTATAGCAATTTCATTAATATAAATTGTTCCAGAATTTTCAAATCCAATAGTAGAGTCAACAGTAATTACAGTTGCCCCTGAAGAAATATCTTCTACTACATATGTTTTTGGTGTTTCTAAAAAGTTGCCAAAAATTGAACCAAGAGAACTTAAATTAGAAGAATATCCAGAAAATAAGTTAATTTTGTAATATACTTTATTCTTAAAATAAAATCTATCTACACTATAAATTGACCCAGATGCTGGTAAAATATTTCCATTTACACTTTCATCTTGATACAAAGTTTGTCCTACTAATTTTGTAGGATCTCCAGATATTAATTCACAACTAAATGACTCGCAAACAGTCCATTTATCATCTGAAGGTTTAAATGTATAATCATCAGGTTTGATGACCTTTACATCTTCGCCATAAAGAACTTTGAATAAAATTTTGTAAGATTCATCAGTTCCTTTGGTTTCATAAAATGCTCTTGCTTTACTGATAAAGTTTGGAACATTAATTCTACTATCAAAATCAATTTCTTCAAATCCTGGAAGGAATTGATATTTGATTTTCTTAAAAAATTCTTGTAAAAATAAATTACTTAAGTTTTGTACAGATGCTCCTGCAGTATGTTCAGAAGATTCTGTTTGAGAAAATACTAAAAATTCTGGATTATTTTGCTGGGTTAATGATGAAATTCCACTAAATCCACGAACACATCCAGTAAAGGAATTTGTGGTAATTCCAGTGTAAGTGATAATCTCATCATCAATTTTTAAAAGACCATATTCAGGAGGATACCCACTAACAGACTCTACAAATATTTCATCATCAAAGAAATCAACACTATTAGATAAAACTGTATCTGAATGTAAATTTGTGTTATCAAAAGCGTCGAAATTTTTATATTTAATTAAATTCTCTGCAAGGTCTACTGTAGACCCTTGAAATTCTTGAGAAGTATAATATTGACTTAAGAACTCTGAAAAATTTGGATTGTCTGACAGTATGAATTCAGGGATTTGATTAATAACAATATCCTTAATTTTAACTACTTTATTGTCTTGATTCATTTTAATTTCTTATCTTTGAGTCAGAAAAATAACTTGATTCTGGAATAAATCTACTGCCAGATGCATTTTCCCCAGAGGATATCAAATCTTTAACCATAGAAATATCGCTATTTCCAATGTCTAATTTCAAGTAAATAGATTTTTTAGCAATTACATCATTAGAATATGGAATTGCATCAATCTCAATAATATTATTGGGTTTTAATGTAGAAGATACATTTATATTATCTATATTGATAATTCCATTCACATAATCAACATCTCCAATATTATCTATTTGTTTAATTATCTTGTTTGAATCATATGAGAACAAATATAATGTTCCTGTTTTTAATGTAGAATCATCTACTATATCTCCAATATAGACAGTAGAAGAAATGCCATTAATCATAAATCCACTTGATCTAATATTTGGAGTATTGCTGTTTCTATTATCATTTACATTGAATCTATTTTCAAAACATATTTGATATTTTGTGGGTTCTTTTAAAAGAACTTCAAAATTCCTTCTAATTCTAACCTTAGTAATATTTGATGTAATAGCATTGCTTGTTGAGTCTATGATTGCTAATGCTTTACTGTATTTGAACCTACCCCCAAACTTATTCAAATCAGAAGAGTTTGAATAAGTAGTAAGAGATGAGGTCACATTTGTTTTCAATGATTCTGGAGATGATGAAAAGTTTGAATTATAATAAACAGTTGAATCCAATTCAACATATAAAACATTAATATCTACAAATTCAGGTTTGATTCCTGCTATAGTGTATTTTTTGAGGTCATTTAAAATGAATTCTTTGGTAGATTGTGCAAGAAAATCTGAATTCTTTGGTTTGACTGCAAGAAATACTTTTCCATATTGTGGAGGAGTCATTTCTTCCCCCCCATATGCAGTCACAGACTCAATATTTGAGTAAATGGATGGTAAAATAGATTCATAGTCATTTGCTGTAACCGCTCTTCGTTGAGATGCATACAGTCTTGGAGCATAATATCTTACAGATTCTACAGATTGAATGTTATCACCATTCTGTGCTGCAACATTTGTGACTATAACACCTGCAGAAGAAGATATTGAAGCTCCTGTATCATCATTTAATGTGCCAGAGAAGGTAAAATTAGATGCTCCATTACCTGCAGGACCATTTGTGACAATATAAGAGGCATTAACTACATTTCCATTGCTTAATTCTTTACCAAAAATACCATCACCAAAGAAAAGTTCATATTTTTCATCAGAAACTTCTTGAATTAAGAAGATTTGTGATGTAGAACTGATTCCAACAATATCATTAACTGAAGAATACTCTTCAGAAGTGGTGCTTTGAGAATCATTATAGACTTTTACTCTAATTGTAGAAGTATCTACAAAGGGGTTTGGAAGAATATATTTCTGATTTGGTTGAGAATTGTCTACAGTGAAGGTTTTTGTAAGATATGTTCCTTCATAAATGTCAATTTCAGAAAAAACTGCTTCCTGATTTGAAACGCCAACAGTAATATCTTCTGGAATTGAGAAAATATAACTGGTATTATCTAATGAACCAGTACAAACAATACCAGATTTGAGTGTGACTGTCTTGATTGATGAATTTAAACCTGATACTATGAATGAAATATTTGCTTTTGCTGCTCTTCTGGACAGTGGAACGAACCCTATATTCCTTGCAAGAGAGACTACGTTCTCTCTGATGGTGGCACTGTCAAGGAATGCCTCATTTGCCACCATGTTGGTGTTGTAGGCAGTCAGATAACTGTTATAGGCAAGGATATCAATCAGAATAGAGAAGTTAGAACCTTCAAAATCAAAGTCGCTAAAGGTTGAATTTGCTCTTAAGTAGTCTTTAATAGAGGCTCTAATCTGATCAAAGTCCAGATTAGTGAAATCTGTAAATGCCATTAGTATCTGGTGGGTTGTAATATGAAGTTAATTGCTTGTGTTGGAACAGCAAGTCCAACAATATCATATATGATGCTAACATCTAACTCATTATCTTCAGGATATAATGCAACATTTACATCTCTGACCACAACTCTTGGTTCAAAGTTAGACAAAACAGTTCTAATTTCTTCCTGTAATGGGTCAACAACACCACTATCTGCAAGTTCAAAGAAGTAAGATTCTACTTTTGACCCTAAAAGTGAGTTAAAGAACCTTTCACCAACTCTTGTTCTAACTAAATTAACTACAGATCGTTTGATTGCATCCTCATTTGAGAGTGTTCCAATATCATTGGTTACAGGATGCCTTAGAAAAGACAAGCTGATATCTTTAAATCCCCTTGAAATATTTTCTAAAGGCACCTGTAACTACTAACACATTACTTTTATTTATTGTGGTTTCCCATAGGTTGGTTCAGTTCCATATTCCCAGTCATCATAGTCTTCATCATTACGAATTTTCTGGTGAATTTCTGCTTGTTCCTTCAAAAAATGCTTAGATTTGGGAACATCATCATGCATAATTTCTTGAATAGTCCTTTTTTCAAGTTTAACATGGTAATCAGTGACTAAATTTGTGGTTCCCCACATCTGATACATGTAATTTTGGTCTCTATCTACAGGTAAGTTAGACATTTTGCTCCTAATTCAGTTTGAATTAGAACTTTTTAAGGGGTTGCTATCCCAACTTCATACATAAAATCATCAGAAGTTTCAATTTTTCTTTTATTTTCAACTGAGTACTCAGTTAAATCAATTTCATATCCAGGGTTTTTTGTAATTCTATTGCAAATCCAGGCATCATCATACCATAAAATTTTATTATTTGGATATGCATAAAAATTACCATCATCCATTTTGAAAAAATGGGCACATTTATGTTCTGGTGTCTCACTAAAATTTGTGTTTAATGTAGATTTTGACTCCCAAGACCAATCTAAGGTAAACATATACACACCTTCGTTCTTTTCACCTTTATAATTAATCAATTCTGCTCTTAATCCAGCAAGTCTTGAACGAATTTGCACATCAACATAGGGAGAAAAACAGTCCCACCACATACATTCCTCTAAATTTGGGACTGGAGCATCAGGTTTCCAACAAAAAGCGTGAATTGGTCGTCGTGTCCAATTCACGCCATTCTCTAAAAATGCTTCAAAAAGAGGAACTCTTTTTTCTAATGATGCTACTGAATGTACGTCACAAAGAGTTACATCACCATGACCTTTTTTATGATTATACAAAAACTCATTACGAATGTAACAAGTAAATGTTGGAAGATTGTGATTTAAATATGCCATAAAAAATTAATAAAAAAGCAGGGAGTTACCCTGCTTTATCTATATTAACAACCTTGACCTCTGTAACGCTTCTTCCTGCCATTACGAGAGGTGGCAGAGAGATTGGTGTTCTGTGAACGACCTTGACGAGTCTTCTTGGGTTTACTCTCAATAATCACTTTATTGGTCAGTGATGGACGCTTTGCCATAATTTAATCCTCTGAATCACTTGTACATTCTACCACAAGGTCCTCTGGATTGGGAAGCCCTGTCTCATAAAATTGTTGAGACAGTTCATCCATCACATCAAACATCTCATCTTGAGAGAGATACTGGTAAAGGACCCTACCAGCACACAGAATTCTAAATGATTCTTGTTTTTTCATGTCCTACACGAATCTGAGGGTGACACCAGATCTCAAATCCTGCCTTCTTGGCATCCAGACAGAAGGATACATCCTCACCACACATGTCCTGAACCTCACCAGAGTCAAAGACTTGCATCTGAGGGGCAAACCATGGATACTTCATATCAGGATGTTCAAAGACCCCCTTCTTAATCAGAACCCAACCAAAGCCTGTGTAATCCACAGTGAATGGTTTCTTTCTGTTGCCAATGGTGTCGACCATCTCGTGGTTCATGACGCCTCCATTCTTTCTGAAGTCGTCCTCTTCCAACCAGTGAGCTACTGATGTGGTTCTACCATCCTCTGTGGCATACCAACCTGCTGCAATGTCCTTGTCCATGGCAAAAATTGCCCAGAATGCATCTGTGTTAAAGACAATATCGCTGTCGATCCAGAGTTGATAGTCATAATTCAGTTTACCCTGCCAGGGAACTTGATCAGGACCTGCAAGTACATTTGCACCAAGACACTTGCAACGTGCAAAGTTCACCATTGAACTATAGTCTTGTGAGATTTGAATACTTGCACCTGCCTGTACCAGATCAAAGCACAGTTGTACAAAGTTCTTCAAAAAGATATATGAAACTCCACGTCCTGGAAGACAGAATACAATTGTTTTACCTTTGATTCTCTCTAAACACTCTTCTCTATTAAACAGAGGTTGTTCTTCCTCTGTAGGTTTTTTTGCTTTTACAGTAAATCCTTTAGCCATAAAAATATCAAGTTTTTAATTTAGATACGTATCAATTCAATGATACTGCTTTATTTAGTTCTCGTCAATATCATTCTTTCATGTGTTCCAT